ATCGATCTCCGGCTGCGCTGGCTCTTGTAGACCATTTAGGAGAAAGGCTGGCGTTGTGTCCTGCGTCGTCTCGTAAGGACTTTCACGCAGCATATCCTGGAGGACTAGTAGATCATTCTCTTCGAGTCCTGTCCAACGCCATGAAGCTCATCAAGACTTTTGGCTGGGAAGTTTCTAAGGATTCTCTCATCATCGGAACGTTGTTTCACGATCTAGGTAAGGTGGGAGATCATGAGAATGATTACTATCTTCCGCAGGATTCAGACTGGCACCGTGAAAAGCTGGGCGAAATGTACAAGTACAATCGTGAGATGCAATACATGACAGTTCCAGACCGAGGAGTTTGGTTGTGCCAACATTTCGGGTTGAAACTCACACAAGATGAGTTTCTAGCCATCAAGTTGAATGATGGTCAGTACGATGATACTAACACTCCGTATAAGATGAAGGAGCCTCTATTGGCGGATATCGTTCATCAAGCAGACATCATTTCTACGAAGCAGGAAAAAGAGTGAGTAGATATTTATCTGTATGAACGATCTACTGAAGAAGTACATAAAGGAAATTATCCTTGAAATTCAAGGAAATCCCAGAGTGTCTGATCAGCTAGTCAAAAAGAGCTCAAATTCTAAAAAAGACAACAAAGAAGATTCAGAAGAAGAAGTTGAAGAAATGAGTACTGTTGCGACCAGTTTGGTTCCCGGTGGCGGATTTACTGCACCATTTGGATGGACCAGCGCAAACGTGCAAGGTCCTGGTACTCGCTCCAAGGGACGTAAAAAATCAAAACGTCGTTGAAGCAAAATCTTGAACACAAGATGTACTAGAGAATAATGTCTTAACCACCTACATGCTGTAGGTGGTTAAAGTTGTTCTCTGTTTTTAACGGAAAACGGAATAGGAAATAGGAAAATATTATGGCAATTGATCTAGAAGCGATTCGTAAGCGTGTTGCAGAACTCAATGGAACTAGCAAGCGGTCATCGGTGCAGCTCTGGAAGCCACCGGTAGGCGAGCATAAGATTAGGTGTCTTCCATGGAAGAATTCACCAGATGGGCAACCATTTGCAGAGCGTTGGTTTTATTACATCGGTGATAATGCAGGAATCTTGACACCAAACCAGTTTGGTAAACCAGATCCAATCAACGATTTGATTCGTAAGCTGTACAGCAGCGGCAAGCCAGATGACCGTGTCTTGGCAAAGAAATTGCAACCAAAGATGAGGTGTTATGCACCAGTGGTTGTTCGTGGGCAAGAAGACAGAGGCGTGATGGTTTGGTCTTTCGGAAAGATCGTCTATCAACGAATGCTCAGCTTCTTCCTTGATGAGGAGGTCGGAGATATCCTGTCTCCTACAGAAGGCTTTGATCTCAAGGTGACTCTTAGCCAGGCCCCAGGTAAGCAATTCATGGATACGATGGTAGATCCGGCTCGTCGACCAACAAAATTGCACGAGGATTCGAAGCAAGTCGAATCATGGCTCAGCTCGATTCCAAACCTTGACGACATGTATCGCCTCAAGTCGACGCAAGAGATCGAGACAGTTCTTAATAACTGGTTGAATGGTGGCACGTCAGAAGATGCTTCCATGCCTGCTACTACGAGAGGTCCAGCAACGACTGATGCTCTTGATGACCTTGTTGCAGAGGTTAAGGCTGCGACTCCAGAAAAGCCAAAGAAGAAAAAGTCAGAGGATGATGCACCCGTCAAGAAGCAATCTCTTGATGATGCATTTGCCGATTTGATGGGCGACGAGTGAGGTTAGGATAATTTGAAAAAACGCCGGAAATCAATTAGGTTTCCGGCGTTTGTACTATCTACACGCTTAAGGAGATAATAGCAAAGCATATGGCAAAGAGCAAAGAAGAAACCACCGTTTCAAAAAAAGGCGAAGTTGATTTTGCGGCAGAGCTGATCAGGGACATCAATAAGGAGTTTGGTACTCGGATCGCGTACAATCTCTCAGAGATGGATGCTCCCACAGTAGTAAAGCGTTGGATCGATACCGGATCAATTCAAATAAATTACGCGATTAAAAACGCTCTCGGCGGCGGATACCCGGAGGGTCGTATTATCGAAATTGCTGGCTTACCATCTTCTGGTAAGTCGCACTTGGCTTACCACGCCGCGGCGATTATTCAGAAGCAAGGTGGTCTAGTCGTATACATCGATACTGAAAACTCGGTGCCCGTTCAGAAGTTGGCTGACATGGGTATTGATGTTCGTAAACGATTTGTTTATTGCGATTCTCATTGCACTGAGGAAGTGTTCTCGATCATTGAGTCGACGATCACAAAGGCAAAGCAGATTCTTGACAAGAACATCCCCATCCTCGTTGTCTGGGATTCGATCGCCGCAACTTCTCCAAAGGCTGAATTGGACGGTGAATATGAACAAAATTCTATCGGACTTCAAGCCCGCGCAATTTCAAAGGGAATGCGCAAGATTACTGGCGTAATTGGGCAGAATAACGTCACACTTCTTTGTATTAATCAGATTAGAGATGCCATCGGCGTCATGCATGGTGATCCTACGACAACTCCTGGTGGAAAAGCTATTCCGTTCCATTCTTCAGTAAGAATCCGTCTTGGATCTGGAAGCCAAGTAAAAGACAAGAACGGTAATCCAATTGGTATCCACACAACAGTTACGATCAAAAAGAATAAAGTCGCCGCTCCGTTCCGCAAGTGCGAGTTTGACATTATCTTTGGAAAGGGTATCGTTGAGGATGAATATATTTTTGACGAAGTTCGATCTCACTGCAAGGAAAACGGTCCTGTCAAGCGTAAAGGAAAGACTATCAACGTTTCTGGAGAAGGAGCGTGGAAGGAACTTAGCGTTGTCGATGACAAGACTGGAGAGGTTCTCGTAGAAAAGAAATTCTATAAGTCAGAGTTTGGTTCACTTCTTAGGGATGATAAACACGGTCCTTGGTTGATGGAAGCAGTAGACGTTGCTCTAACTCTGGTGGTGGGACCAGCTGCTGATCCAAACGAAACAGATGATAACGTTACTGATGACGGAGGTTCAGATGACTGAGCGGCCAACAAATCCAATTTGGATCAAAGTCATCACTGATGATGATTCTTTGATTCCTGCATATCAGACATCTGGTTCTGCTGGATGTGATCTCATGTCAACAGACAATGTCGTAATTCCGTCTGGATCTCGATTGGTTGTTGGCACAGGATTGAAGATGGAAATTCCGTCTGGGTTTGCAGCACAAGTTTGTTCCAGATCTGGACTTGCAGCAAAGAGTGGAATTCAAGTATTAAATGCTCCTGGGCTCGTTGATAACGATTACCGCGGGGAAGTAAAGGTGATCCTGTACAACTCAGGCCGGGAAGATTTTATTGTTAAAAAAGGTGATAGGATTGCACAGCTAATGTTTTTCCCGATTTTTCAAGCGATCTTCCAGAAGGCTAAGACAGTATCAGAGACGGATCGAGGCGAAGGTGGATTTGGTAGCACTGGCGTTTAAGGTACAACATTGAGTCAAGAGCATCCGATATTGATAATCGATGCCCAGAATCTTTTTATAAGGTCCTGGGCAGCCTATCCCACCATGAACAAGAATGGTGAGCAGATGGGTGGTTGTATTGGGTTTCTTAAATCCATGCAACGAATCACAAGAGAGATTCAGCCTTGCAAGATTTACATCGTCTGGGAGGGTGGAGGGTCTCAACGTCGCAGGAAGTTATATTCAGAATATAAAATGGGTAGAAAACCTGAGAAGTTGAATCGATTTTACGGCGATGATATACCAGATTCTGAAGAGAACAAGAAGCATCAGTTGATAACCCTTTTAGGAATGTTAAAATCAGTTCCAGTTTGTCAAGTATATGTGTCCGACTGTGAGGGTGATGATACTGTTGCTCATCTTTGTTCAGGTCCTTTTAGGAGTGAAGATAAGATCATAGTGTCTTCTGACAAGGACATGTATCAACTCCTCAACGATAAGACACGGATCTATAGCCTTCACAAGAAGAAGATAGTGACTGCAGAAGATATCTTTGATGAGTTTAGGATTCGTACCCACAACTTCGCAATTGCCAAGGCGATATGCGGAGATTCAGGAGATAACGTTCCTGGAGTAAAGGGTATCGGTTTTAAAAAAGTTTCATCAAAAATTCCAATCCTAGGCGGCGACCAGATGGTAATTCTGCAAGATGTCATTGATTATTGTCAATCGCATGTTGACGAGTCTATTATTTATCGTCGCATTATGGACAGTGTTGAAGACGTCAGGAGAAATTGGAGATTGGTGCATCTTGACGGTAGCATGTTGTCTGGAGATCAAGTTTCGAAGGTGCAATATGTTATCGATACATTTGAGCCAAAGACAGATAGGATGGGGTTAATTCGAGCGTTAGTCAAAGAAGGAATTGAAGGCTTTGATATCGAGGGATTCTTTTACGATCTAAAATGTGTGACTGCAACTCATCACACCGGAGATTGAAATGTCTGATTACGAAAATAAAACAACATCCAAGGTAACATTCGGTACCTATGGTAAATCATTCCAGGAAAAGATTGGTCAGGCTTTGCTTACGGATCAAAAATGGGCAGAGCAAATGACAGAAGTGTTCGATTCATCATATTTTGAATTGAAATATCTTCAGTTTCTTGCAGACCGTTACTTTGCATATTCAAAGAAGTATAAGGTCTTTCCAACGTTACAACTTCTTGTTACGATCATTAGAGAAGACCTTAAGGTTGGAACAGACACAATTCTTCGGGATCAGATTATTGAATATCTTCAGCGAATGAAGGCAAATCCAGATCCAGGCGATTTGCAATTTGTGAAAGATAAATCTCTAGATTTTTGTCGAAAGCAAGCTCTTAAGGCTGCTCTTGAGAATGCAGTCGATCAAATGCAGGCCGATAAATATGAATCTATTGTAGAGTCAATTAAGAAGGCCGTCCAAGTTGGAACTGCACCATCCGTAGGTCATGACTTTTTTAATGAGATGGACGCACGGTTTACTCATCTAAAAAGAGATACTATTCCAACAGGCATTCCAGAATTGGACAAGAAAGAGCTGTTGAATGGAGGATCTGGCAAAGGCGAATTACTATGCGTAGTTGGTGGATCAGGTTCAGGTAAATCTCACTTCCTTACAATGATTGGCGCCAACGCGTTGAGGAACGGCAAGAATGTTCTTCATTATACCTTTGAGTTGTCTGAAACGGCAGTAGGCATTCGTTATGATTCTAATCTTTGTGACATAGATTCAAATGAAGTGATGGATCGTAAGGATCAGGTCAAAAAATTCTATGACGACAACAAACAACTTGGCAGACTTTTCATTAAAGAATATCCCACGAATACAGCATCCATCTTCACTATTCGATCTCACGTCGAACGATTGGACTTGAAGGGATTTAGACCTGACATCATCATTATTGATTATGCAGACATTATGAGATCAACAAGACAATTTGATTCTCTACGTCATGAATTAAAGCTTGTATATGAAGAGCTTAGAGGGTTTGCGATGGAATATGGTATTCCTGTTTGGACTGCATCACAATCCAATAAGGAAGGTGCAAACGCAGAAATCATTGACATGACAAACATGTCAGAAGCATATGGTAAGGCAATGATCTGCGACTTCATCATCTCTGTATCTAGAAGGTCGCACGAGAAAGCATCTGGTTGGGGTAGACTGTAT